AGCAAGATAGTGTGGATTTGTTAGCTTGGAAAGACGATCAATATTTAAGAGTGCAAGTAAAATCAGCATCATTGAGATTAGAGAAAAGCAGAATTACAGCTATTTATCATTTCAATAATGGTAGTGGTAGGAAAAAACATATAAAAGGTGTAGAAAGTTATGATATATTGGCGCACGTTGGAATTAATCATAGACGAGTGGTCTTTAATGCAACCGAACAAATACAAGTCATATCACAAAGATACAGAAAAGAATTTTTTGAAAAAAATGATATTGAATATTTTACATTTCAAAAAGCATTGCAAATTGTGAACCAAAGGAGAAAAGCAGCATGAGATGGGAAAATTATCCTAATTTTACTGAAAAAGAGTTAGCTTGCACATTTACCGGGAAATGTTTTATGACTGAATATTTTATGGGCAAATTACAAGAATTAAGAGTTGCCTATGGAAAACCATTAATTATTACTAGTGGTTTTAGAGATCCAAAACACCCTGTAGAAGCATCAAAGAGTAGACCCGGTGTTCATACTAGAGGAATAGCAGTTGATATTGCTTGTGATGGACAAGAAGCATATAAATTGGTTAGATTAGCAATTAATCTAGGTTTTAAGGGCATAGGAATTAAGCAAAAAGCATCTGGTAGGTTTATTCACCTAGATACTTATGATCAAGATCCTAGACCTAATATATGGAGTTACTAATATGATACAGGCATTATTACCATTATTACAACCTGCAATGGGCAAGGTTTTAGATTTAATCCCAGATCCAAAAGCTAAAGAAAAAGCTAAGATGGAAATGGAAAAAGAAATCCAAAAAGCAGAGGGTTCTTTTAGGGATTTTGTGGTTGCTTATGAGGGTCGTGGAGATCAAGTTCATTGGACAATCCAAATATTAAGAGGATCAGTAAGACCTGTATTAACCTATTTATTGGCAGGTGCTTTTATTTATGGTTTTTTAACTCGGAATGTTGAGCAAGATACTATGGAAATGTTATGGCAATTAAATCTGCTTTCTATGGGATTTTGGTATGGTGAAAGAGCAGCAAAAAATTTAGGTGTTAATTTTAGCAAGAAAAAGGAAGATAAATGAATAAGTGGGAAGACCTAAAAAAAGAATGGGATAAAGAAGATGAAACTGAAAAAGGTTTTGGTGAAGAATGGATTGAAACTATAACTCATTGCTTGCCTAGATGTCCTAGATGTCAAGGTGCATTACAAACAGTTAACGTAAATGGGCATGAACAATGTGTATTGTGTCATTCAGTTATTGATGATTGTTGTCAAGGTTCACCATTATAGGTCTTTTCTTTTATACCTATAGCCATCTTTAGCAGAGCCAACTTTATGTTTATAATTGCTAGGATTAGTTGACATAATTGAACTTAGCATAGAGCCACCAGAACCACTTACTGGTGAGAACCATTTATGAGGAACATTTTTTTCTTTCTCATATTCAGCTACTGCTTTTGGGCAATCTTCAAACATTAAATCTTCATCTAAATCTTCTTTTTTGGCATTTTCTTTTTGAAGTTTTTTGGGAATTTGTTTTAATTCTGCATCGCTATAATTAGCATTTCTTCTGCAAATATTGCACATTCTAGGTTGTATTCTAGGAACTTTTATTGGCTCTAATTCTTCATCACATTTGAAGCATCTGCTGAAGCGCTGATGTTGTTCTTCAATCTGTTCCTTTGTCCTCTTTATTCCTTTGTAAACTTTTTCCCTCATTATAAATCTCCAATCGTTCATCAAAGCAATTCATGTGCAAAATGTCACCTCGACCATCTGCAACAAAAATATCTTCATCTAAGTCAATACCAATTTCACAAAAAACACAATTTTTAATGCGCTTAATTCTTGTGCCAAAGATATCCCTCTGTTTGCTTATCTGTGGTTTTGGTCTTGGTCTTCTTTTCCTCAACACATTCACTCATAACTGCTGCATAACCTGCAATGTCTAAAATACTATCTTGATGGTCTGGTGTTTCTATTAATCTAGCAACTTTTAATCCAACCATCATCAGAGCAACTTGTTCTTCAGTTATATCTGATCCTAGTATGATTGACCATATTTTGGCTATACGATTGTGGTTTTCTAATACCTTGCCATAATGTTGCCCTCTACTATTAAGGGCAACTTTACAGGCATCTAACAATTCATTTTTATTCATTAGAAAGGTATCTCATCATTTAGTTCAGTTGAATTAGACAAGGTTTTATCTTCAGCATTTCTTGATGATGCACCAAAAGCTAAACTCTGAACATTTAAAGATAATGCAGTTTTAGAAACACCATCTTTCTCATATTCCCTTGTGGATAACTCACCAGAGATAAAAACTTGTTGACCTTTTTTTAGGCTATCATTTAGAGCTTCACCTCTCTTGCCCCAAATGGAGCAATCTAACCAAATGGTCTTTTGCTTTTCACCAAATCCCACATTAGATCCAACTGAGAAATTACATACTTTATTCTCACCTAAATCTTTAAGTTCAGCATCTCTTGCTAATCTTCCATCAAATACACAATTATTCATTATTAATCTCCTGTTTCCTGTTTGTGAATAATTCTAATTCTGCATCAGTTGTTGTTCTTCCTTTTGCAGAAAAGTTTTTAACCCAATATGCATTTACTTCTTTAACTGTTTTGCATTTGGCTAATTCTTCTTTTAAGTCAATTTTAGTGGGAACACTAACTTGGGAGGAATTGCTAGTGTTCCCAGAGGTCGCAGGTTTATGAGAAACAAGGGGAGAACTCCCACGACCTCTAAGCGAACTGTTGGCATCGTCATCTGCTGATCTAAATCCAAACATAGTCATAAGAGCATAGCGCCTTAAATATGTTAAGCATGAACCATATGACTGATAAGTTTCTTTTTCAGTTTTTAATCCCATCATGCTTTCAAAGAACTCACCAGTTTCTAAATGCATAACTCTGGTGATTAAATGGTCAACTGATACATATTGAATAAAGTCTAAACCATATTCTTGAATATTATCTAAAGCATCCAAAACATCATCTAAAGTATTATATTCAAAATAAGAACCATTCTTTTTAAATGCAGGATTTTTACCAGATTTATCGGCTTTAGCTTCTTTTCTAAATCGACCTATTGCTCTTATTAAATATTTTTGGTTATTTTTATTATCTTTAAAGATACCATCTTCATCGACTAGAACTCCCATAATTTCCTCGCTTTCTGTAAATATTCATCTTCTAGTTTCCATTGGTAGGCATGATCCCAATCTGGATCAACTATTGAAGCTAAGACTTTTGGATCATCACTAAACCTCAATAGATTTTGTCTAACTAATGCCTTTTGTCGCATTTCCTCAAGGCATTTAGCTAGATTATCTGCTTTTAATTCATCACAGTTAAATGGTGTAAACAATACAGCTTCAACTTCATTTATATAACATATAGATGGTGTTATATTTAATGCCTTTTGATATATAGCTGATTGCATAACGTGGTTCTTTTCTGGCACTTTAGGAAGTGAACCTTTTGACCAACCTTGAGAACCATCTTTAAGAAGTCTTGTTTTTCTAGGTGCTTTTGTTTTCATTTCACAAAAAATAGTGTCTGGAACAACTAAATCAACATAACCAATAATATCGACATTAACACCATCAAAACGTGTAGTTATCTTTTCTTCCGGGATAGCTGCAAAGAAACCATTTTCCAATAATACGTCAACACCATTTTGGATCATTTGTGGAATAATGCCACGATATTTAATTCTTTTTGCTGCATCTTCATTAGCATCATGCATATCAAACTCTATTTGAGCTTCTCTAGTCGCATCGAATGTTGGAATGCCACATAATACATTCTGAATGCCATTATGCACAGCAGAGCCTAATGCAGCATTCTCACCTACTACAATATTGCGCCTATCTTGACCTAAGTATAGATATTTGAATATCCAACTAGGTGTCGATGTTAATAATTGTGATGGACTAAGGTGATCTAAATCAACACTTAACCATTCTAAACCTATATCATTATTGTCACTCATAAATAGGATACTAAGCATTAAAATGAATAAATCAACAATTATTTACAAAAAAGATATTTTTTTGTTTGACATATATAACCATATCGGTAATAATGGTTTTGTAACAAGGACAAGGAGATTTAAAAAATGGGAAATCCGGCAGAATACAAAGTTAGAAAATCTTATTTATCAGATGATTTTGGTTATGAATTAGCTGTTAAATGGTTTGGTCAAGAAGCCGTTGATAACTTACCTAAATATACTAAAGGTAAGCATGAGGGCAAACCAATGGGTTTAGTTAAATGGATCAAGGTTGAAAAAGGTGGTTATGATCCAGTATTTTATTCAAACTCTGGAAGATTAGAAACTAGAAAAGGTTGGATATTAGGTAAAGCATTATTAAAGACTGAGTGGGGTGTTAAGTGGTTTAATACTAAAAATGGTTTTAGAACTCAAGATAGTTATAAAAAGTTTGCTCCTACTAATTGTTTAGTTGAGGAAAAGGGTGAAATGCCATATGAAGTTTGGGCTGATTAATTTAAAAAAGGGAGAAACAAAATGATTAAATTTATAAAAAACTTTGGTATTTATTTTTTAGAGTTGGCATTTCTATTTATGTTGTTTGGATTTGCTTGGTTTTTATTAGTAGTGTTTGGATAAGAGGGGATTATGAAATTAGTAAATGTAAAATTATCACTTAATGAAGCGCAGAGTTTTGTTGCTGATAATCATAGACATTCAGAGCCACTAAAAAGACATAAATTTTCTATTGGTGCAGTTGATATTAAAGACAGTAATGCAATCGGTTTTGATGCAAATAGTTTATTAGGTATAGCAACTGTTGATGTTCCATCTTCTAAATGGAATAGACGTAGAGATCATGTAGAAATTAGAAGATTATGCACTAAGGGTCAAAAAGATGTTGCAAGTTTTCTTTTAGGTAAAGCAAAAGCAGCTTGTTTTGCAATGGGATATAAATGTGTGATTACTTATACTAGACCACATGAAAGTGGCATATCTCTTAAAGCTAGTGGGTTTTGGATGCAGAAAGCAACTATTAAGAAAAATAAAAATGGTGAAATAATAGATGGTTTAATCCAATGGATAGCTGTTGATGGTATGCAACCAAATGAATACAATAGAAAATTTACAAATGATGTTCTTCATCAGCTTAAAGGAGCAGCTTAATGAAACTTAAAGATTGGTTATCCACCAACCACATATCCCAAAAACAATTTGCTGATGCTTTATGTGTCAGCAATGTAACTGTTAACAGGTGGATTAATGGGCAAAGAACTCCATCAGTTGATATGATTGTTAAAATTGAAGATATAAGTAAATCAGAAGTTGGTTTGAGGGATTGGGTTAATGGGTAAAATGCAAAGAGATAAAGGTGCTAGATTTGAGCGTGAGATTGTCAAAAAGCTAGAGTTCCACGATATTAAAGCAAAACGTGTTCCTTTATCTGGTGCAACGTGGCTGAAAGGCGATATTATCGCTAATCTAAACAATGAAGATTACACTCTGGAATTAAAGAAAAGAGGTAATGGATTTAAACAGATCTATGAGTGGATTGATGAAGCTGATGCTTTGGTGATTGCTGCTGATAGGAAAGATCCATTAGTCGTTATGAGATTAGATGATTTTTGTGATTTATATAACAATAAGGAAAAATCCTAATGAAAGGTTATACTGTTAAAAGATTATATAATGGTGAGTATAAAGATTGGATATTAAAAAAGCATTATGCCAAAAGAGTTTGTAGTGTTAGTTATGCTTTTGGATTAATTAAAGACCTCAAAATAATTGGAATTTGCACATTTGGTTTTCCGCCAAATTATAGTTATAACGATGGCAAATGTATTTTTCATAATTTAAAAATGAAAACATTAGAATTAAATAGATTAGTTATTAATGATAATGAAGAAAAGAATTTATTATCTTTCTTTTTGGCAAAATGTTTAAAATTATTGCCTAGTCCATTAGCATTAGTATCTTATGCAGATCCAAATGTGCATCATACTGGATATATTTATCAAGCAACAAATTGGATTTATACAGGAACAAGCACTCCAAAAAAACGATATCACTTTGAAGATGGATCAAGTTTTGATATTCGCAGAGGAATAGACACAAAAGGCAAAATTATTTCTATTGAAGATTTGCTGCCTACACATAGGTATCTTTATTTTATAGGGAATAAAAAGCAGAAAAAAGAAATGTTCAAAGATTTAAAAATGAAAACCTTGTCATATCCAAAAGGAGAAAATAAAAAATATAAAACTTTTGATTTAGATATGAATTACAATCAAACACTTTTTGAGTTAGGAACATTATGAAAAGACCAATGTATGAAAGTAAAGCTGATTTAAAACGTGAAGAAGCTGTAATAAGTGAGTTTTGCAAGATATATAACCTAGAAAAAAAGAAGCTACCATTCACGCAGAAAATAGATTTTGCTCTGTATAAAAGAGATAGGATTTATGCTTTTGTGGAAGTCAAGTGCAGAGTGTTCAACAAAGATAAATATGAAACTATGTTTATTAATCTTGACAAGGTGCAAGCAGCTAGAAG